ATAACATTCAGATGAAAAAACTAGAAAAATCTAAAAGACAAAAGAGGTCAGGAGGATGCTCATGATGGCATGAAATGAGCAGTGAGTCGATTCAACTCTGCGACTATTGCAGCTCGGTTGTGAATCAAAACATGATCATCTAACAGAGCCTCCGCCTTTGGTTTGGGGGCATGGTCGTGAAGATAGGGGCAATTGAGTGCAAAAGAGTGGAGGCATACACCTGGAACTGTTCTGCGCAGGAATTTCCGGAACTTTTTGTGCGCGGAAACCTCGAGACCAACGAGGCCTGTGAACTCATTTCGAGAGGGGTGATTCTCACACCGAAACGCCTTGCGACAAAGACAATCATCTTCATCCCAAGGCCCTCTTGCCCCCGTCATCGGGTACTGGGCGTGGCGATATTCATCGTCAAGCTTGTCGACCAGATGCCGAGCCTCCAATTGTGAGTGGTGGAACTCATCATCAGAGAGAGGTTCGAGCCCGAGGTAGGAATCATCCGAAGATGAGTCCGAACCAAAGGGCTCGGGAAGTGGGTCATTGGGCAAAGTCCGTTCGGACATAGTGCGAAGTGCGTGAAGGCGGCGACGGAGGGACATTTCCTTGGCCGACCAGGCACGGCTCATCCGACTGGCAGTAAGATAAGTGCCAATGGGATTGGGAGAGCGAGGATAATGGAATGATATCATGAAAACATGCCCAGAGGCAGGGGCTTTCATGATATCATAGGTGGTAGAAGAAGCAATGCTGGTACTGGAGCTCGTGTGGAAATTGAACCACGTAGAGCCATCCACAGCAGTGCCTGACCAAAAGAGATCAGACAAAGGGATTGACCGTGAGAAAACACCAGTGGAGAGATTGAAATCGGTGATGTGGACATTCTGCAAATGAATGTGCGGAACGGCAGCACCAGCAACCCATTGCTGACCAGGAGTAGCGAAACGGAAGAAGTGGATAAATTCATCCGTATTTGCGTAATTGGCACCAACTGTATGAGCAGTGCCAGATGAGAACACAGGTGCGTGGACCATCTTGGGGTAACCGGAATGGCCAGAGTCGACGGCCAGAAAAAATCTGCCAGATGCAATTTTGCATGCAACAGAAGAACCTGTGCCGAGGAGTTGCGAAGAGATGAGAGGTGTCGGGCGGGGGTCACTACGAATAGCGGTGACAGTGGTGGGTTGTCCAAACCCAGGCCTCAATTCGAGGCCATCACGATCCCTTTCTTCCCAGAAACCAATGCGACCACAGTCATCACCAGGGTTCTCGGGGTACATTGCCGGTTGGCTTGTGACAGGATTGGGGGCAAAAAGGTTGGCAACTGGAGCAGCAAACCATTTCCACGGAGCAGTGGAGATACCCTCCATCTCATTGAGTGTCTGAGCGAGTACTGGATAAGCGCTGGCATACGCAGTCCAGATAGCACCACCTGCCTGTTGATCACACCACCCGGCAGCACGTTGCCAGCCACCACCACCGGCAGCGGACGAATTGTCGGTGAGTGAAGGCCAGCCCCCACGAGGTTGGATGGTACCATTGAGAACTTGCACATTCGGAGTTCCCGAAGGCGCATAGACAAAGGTCTCATCCATGAGAGAGTCGATCATGTTGCCGGGCGTGGTACCAATCAAGGATGTGATTCCAAGATAAATACCTTCTCCAAGAGGACCGGCCACAAAACCAATGGCGGACTCAAGAAACCCATCAAGGACAGAGCCAACTGACCAGAGTTCAGGGTCCCCAGAGCTGTTCTTTGTGAACGAAAAACCCCCTTCCATGGTGCCGGTATCAACAGCCTTGAAGGTGAGAGGGAGAGTACGACGGAGAGTGGAGCTCCGGAACTGACCCAACTGAGCATGTCCAGAGTGCCCAATTATCTCACCATCATGAGAGGCATTGAGAGCAGTGTTGAGAGCAGCGTACTGAACCTCAGGAGGGGTTGCCATGGAGAAAGGTGACACTGAATAAGCTTGCTCAGGGAGTGTACCATAAGCAGGCGCAGTGACAACAACATTGGGCATGGGGACAGCATGGACCCCTTGAACAGAAAGTTCAGTGCCCTCCCGTTCGGCATGGATCTTGTCGATCTTTTGAGGGGCTTGCTCATACCCGAAATAATCGGTACTATGAGAAAACCACAGGTTGGCAAGAGGGCCATTGTAATCACGGTCAGCAGCAGAGGTGCCACCGACAGGAACACCCGCCACAAACGGGGACGAAACAAACATGACGATTGTACCGGGGTTCATTTGGGCAGATCGCTTGCCATCGACATAATCATCAGCACGATCAGAGTCAAGAAATGTGACCCCGGTAGAGAACTTGAACGCGTGCTTACTTCCTTTCTTGAGCTTATCGTGCCCAATGACCATCTTCTGCTTGGCAGGGAGGGAGTCACAAATAGAAAGGACATTCTCGGCGTCAATCACACGATCTGTGTTAGATGTGCGAAATATGGTAAGAGAACCAGAAGTGAAAGGAGCCTCCGTTCCCTCAATATGGACACAGCCCTCACGAACTGAGTACATGCGAGAATTTTCGTTGTAGGGCGTGCACTTTTTAGGTGCAGGGACAAGGCCACGAATGACATCCGCGACGGCCGCAGTCGCATAAAACTTCTGGGGATTCGCCGGAATGTTGAGGAGGATCTGAGAACGTTTGATGAGACCGATTTCATCCATGACAGTGGCAGTCGGGTCATTACGAAGTTCAATGAGTCGAATCTTCTCAGATTGGTTGATGGGGGCAGTATCCATCATAGGTGCGAGGGAATGTTTCTCGATCGCCCGCTGCTTTCCCTTACCAGAATCAGGTTTCTTGGGTTGGGGATGAGATTTGGGAGCGGGGCCCTGGGGGCGTTTCTGACCCTTCGGGGATTTGCCAGGCTTCCTCGTATGAAGTTCCTTTTGGGCTTTCGAGAGATCCTTCTTCGCGTGGGTGATCTCTTTTGAGGCTTTTGCTTTCTGAGAATTTGATTTTACCATTTCGATTGACTTTTATGATAGGGCACCCCGGTCTATCACCCCCAGGGGACTCGAATCCAAGCCAAAACATGATAAGATCATCATGAGAAGGAAAAATACTCCCGCAACTAGCCATCCGAAAGTTGGGGACGGAATATTTAGTATTACCAGCCTGCAACATCAGGTAGACACTACGGAAATAATTGGAAAGTTCGTCATCGAATGTGGTTATAACCATCAGATTAAAAGCAGTCATGAGCCTTTTACCAAGCTCGGCCTTATGCAGCCTTGTTTTGGAAAGAAGAACCGCCGTAAGAGCCCGCTGGCGATCGTACTCAGGAACCCAGAGGCGGAGTCCAAGCCGCCACTGCTGAATGAATCGATATCCAAGAAAGGTTATCCCGGGGGGCGCATCCAACGGTGCATGGTGCGTCTGGGGTTTAAGAACTTGTCCGAAGAGGGAGTAGAGATACTTCCAAACCTCATAGGACATAGGGTCATGCCCAAGATCATTGTCAAGAAGAAAACGGACGGTGTGTCGGGGGAAATCCATTTTCTTATAAGCCTTGACCGAATCATCAGCATAAAGTTTAAACCAAAAATGGTTGCGCCAAGCAACCAAACCGGTGGGGAGTTTATCGTAAAAGAGGTCCATACCGGTGAGCATTTTCCAAGAAATATGCATCATAAGGAGGTGGTCAATAGTGTTGTCAGAAGTGGTATTAAGATGACCGGATGAACCACCAACTGTTTTCAAATGAACTTGACCATTAGGTAGGTAGAACATGGTGACCACACTATTAAGGGTGAAGAAAACCATGCGACTGAGATATTCAAGCCGAGACATACCCTTGCCATCCCACATGGCAATACGAACGAGCGCAGCAAGCTGCCTAAGGCGGAGGCCTTCATTGCTATCCCAAAGAGTACAATCATGATCAATAACAGTATCAAACAACATGAGTTCCTTGCCAAGACGTTCAAAGCCACCGCGAGCAAAAATGATCCCGACAGCGCCAGCAAAATCAAAATTATTACCAAGACGAATAATCTCTTTATTGAAAAATTGATTGAGACGGGCGGAAGCAAAATGGAACAGAACCGGAACCATAATGGTGCGGAACTTGCCCGCGAGGACCTTAGAAAGAGCGAGATACTCGTTCTTGCCGATTTGTGCACACATGTCGGCGATGGCAAGCCTAAGATAAAGGACATAAACATCACGCCAAGTGCACTTAGAACTAAAGTAGAACAAGGGGTCCTTCAAAAGAAACCAACCATGCTCCCACACAAAATCGGGTAACCAGGGACACGTGTTGAGAAGATCGCCCTTAGTGCGAACATCGGAACCGCGCCTAGTTTTAATATCCCATTTACGACAAATACGGCCAGGATAGCCGGCTGAAGACGTAGGCACAATGTCAATATTTTTGTGGGCCAAAATGGGACACGACCGAAAACCACAGTCAACAAGGTAATTGACAACACTCGTGACAGACGACTCAGCAAACTCTTCAATCAGAGGGGAAACCTTCTCAGGATGATCGAAACGAGCGGCGGAGCGACGAAGGGACTCAGGATGACTGAGGACCCAAACATACGATTCAGGGTCGAATTTACAAGGGGGGGGGGGAAGATCAAAACGTTGGGAACCACGGTAAGCCTCCTTAGCCATCCCCGAGGCGCAGACCGGAAGATAACCAAGGCAGGGCATGTTTTCACTGCCAGGAAGAAATCCCGGAACCACTGCGGGTGTTGCTTCAAGATGGGGACGGGGGTCCATCATCTCTTCAACAAAAGCAGGGTCTACGCCGTATTTTTGCGCGATGAACCGGCAACTCGACCGCGCGAAGATTTTAAAAAGGCATCCTCAATCTGTTTGGTGGAACCTTTGGTTTCGGAAACAAACTCAGAATCGGAATACCGATGGTAGCCGAGGTAGATAGCAGAATTGTCACGAACGAATTGAAAAACCATACCACCACAGGAACCACTGTCAGTGGTGCAGTTATGACGGTTGGTGATATCATTGATAGCGTTATTCATGGTGACAGAGACGCGAGCAACTACAAGCCCATTCTCCTCGTAAACGTTCCCGGGAAGATAACCGGCATAGGCACGGAGGCAACTCTTCCCATCATGTTCCCAATCGACAGGTTTGACAGATCTAACAAACTGTTTAAGTACCGGCGAGTTACGCCAGTGCGCCAAGGTAATAGTAGGATCAGAAGCTGAGAAAACCTTGTGAATTGGCACGAGAGCGGTATCAGGATAGCCAAGCTCGTCAGGAAGAGTAACAACGGCTCCCTTGTTGAACTTAAATAGAGGGCAATCCGATGCTTTAACGCCAGTTGATTTGACAGGATTAAATATATGAATGTCAGAATCATCAGAAAAACGAGAGAGAGCATGATAAGGTACCCGGAGAAGATTGCCAGAGAGGAAAGCAACCACAACATGGCAGTTAAGGTCATAACTCTCCTTGGGACTTCCACGCGGTGCAACCACCAAGCGATCCCCGCTGATAACAAACCAAGTGGAATTAAACTGATCAGGGTTAAGGGTAATGCTCCCAGGCTGGGCAGATTCTTCTTTTCTTGAAGCGCATCTGATAACGCGGGTTCGTCCTTCCCCGCGCATGAGATGGACGGCCCCACTTTTGGGATCAAACCGTTTGTCCCAACCAGGGACGGGGACAGGACCGTGGATGCACTTAGTGCATTCAGGTTTACAAATCCAAACACCATCACGGGAAAGATGGACCACAGGGACAATAAGTTTCTTGCCCTTGTTGTTGGGGGGGGCATGAGTGACCTCAATTGTGTCATCTTTCTCCTTGACTGGCTTGCCAAAACATAGGCCACACTTAGTGGGACCCTTGGCCTCAGCCACCTTGTTTAATGGAGGGGTAGAAGATGAGGCAGCAACAGCAACCGCATAGGTCTTAGAAGAAAGAGAGAGGGTGCCAGGGTTGCTCGTATCCAAAAATTTTTTACGAATGGCAGCAATGGCCTTGAGGGAATTATCAGGATAGATATGTTGACGCAGAGGACCACCACGACGAAACTGCATGCAACCAGCAACACAGCTATGGGCGGCCTCCTCACGAGGACCTGAGACCCAGTATGCTCCAGCAGCCGAGACATCCCAATGACCAGCAAGACGCATAGTGGAAGCGGTGCCGCGGTCAAGGAGATCATGAAAAGTCTCAATCGAAACAGGGGCACCAAATTCCGGAGTGAAGGGATTCAAGGTGATGGAAGTAATATCATAGGCCTGCAAATGGGAATTAAGGCGAGTCGAAAATGTGTGGATACCAGCAGCAGCATCACGAATGAGACCAATGGAGTCCTGCAATTCCGTCTGTGTACCCATGATAACGGGGATCTCAGAGAGAAAAGCCTCCATTTCAAGGCTATCAGACATCCGAGGACCAAAAGGAGAGTTAACCCCTTCAGGGTAATGGATGGGGATGAAAATTGCATCGGCACCGAGATTGACCGCAACCTCCTGAAGTTCACTTGTAACAGCGTTCATACGTCGAGCAAGAGCCTTACCGGCAGTGGAAGCCCAATCAGCACAATCACTACCAGAGCCCTGAGCAAGGTCACGGGATATTTGTTCAAAATCCCGAAGAGAATTTCCAATCTCTGAGGTCATGTGACGAGCATAATGCCTGATGTCCGTGCGGATGCCAGTGCCAGAACGTAAAGCAGCACGTTCTTCCATGATACGGTCGAAGAGATCGATGCGAAGGCGATCAACTTCTTCAAGAGCCTCGGCGAAACGCTCATAGGCCTGACCGACGTGTTTGCTGACCTTACGATTGTGGACGAAACCTTTAAGTTCAGTCTTCTGGGCCCCACGGCCACTCTTGTTTTTACCTTTAGCCTCCTCGAAAGGGAGGGGTTCAAGAGGAAGAGTGGGATCCATGGGGGGAACAGGGGGCTCAGGGGCGGATTCCTCCTTTTTGGGTGATGAGCCCGGAGGGGGGGGGGGCGACTGGGAATCAAACTCCAATCGCCCCTCAACAAACCGTTTGAGCTTTTGCCGAGTCCAATACCACTGAACAAAGGCAGCAGTGGCCCAAGCGACGATCGCGCAAATAAGAGTAACCAATATAACGTTGGAAAGACGGATATTGCGGAAACGACGCCAAATGGAATCGGCTTCACCAAGCTCACTATCATGGATAGGAGTCTGGTCACGAGTTGCCAATAAATTAGCCCAGGCAAACTCGTTCACATTGTCGGGTCGAAGAACCACATGGTTGGTAGTGCCGTTCTGCTTTAAAGTAGCAGTGACGGCAACAACCTCACCATGCCTGACGTCGAAGACAACGTTGTCAATGTGGGTGACGCTTTCACCGCCCATGGGCAAATAGGCGGCAATGAAGGCATCTGAAGTACTACGCTTCGTGGCGCCCTTAGATACGAGCCCAGTGACCATGTTCAAGTTGTGTCCAACAGACTGATAAGTTTGCATTGAAGCAGGAGAATGATCAGTTACAAGGCCAATGGCATCACGTAAAAGACTCACAGAGAGAATTACTTTCGCAAGATCAGAAAGAATGCTCAGTGGGTCATCAGGGCGACGGGAAGCTTCCTGATCGCGTTTCTTATTACGGAGGTACACCACATAAGTTGTGAGTGCAATAACACCAGAAAGAACAGCGATGGAAGGAATGGGGTTACGACGGACCATGCGATAAAAATCCTTGGCATACTCACGAATTTTATGAAAAACGAGTGGAACATCACGGGATTTGATCACGGTAGCCGTGCTCTTGGCGTAGAATTTGGGGGCCCAACCAGGGCCCGCCAAAAAAGAAACCAAGCAGAAGGGACAAACCGGGACTGCGGCGCCAAGACCACCATACTTACGTGTAATGGTGATGGAGGAACAAGACTCACAGGGCCGGGAATATGCCTTGTCAGGGGGTTCGGCGGAAAAATCCACAGGCGAAACGCTTGAAGGGGAACCGTCGAGGGAGAGGTATTTCTCAACCCAAGGGTGGGGCGAAAGGGGAATCATACCAGCTCGGACACTCAAAGAAGTGTAAACACGATAGAGTTCCGAGACAGTACAAGAAATACCAGCACGATTGGCGGCCCAACCATGCTTATTGAATGGGCGGTCGAGAACCATGTGAGACAACACATGAAGCTCACTAAGAAACCCACCCTGAAGGGCCTCAGCTGTTAGAT